GGTAGCCCCGCCCGCGAACCCCCTGTCAATGCGTCCCGGCATGACGCCGCAGCAGGAGTTGATGGAGCGAATCCGTAACGCACTCATGGTGGCAACACAAGGACAATAATGGCCGCACCGCTTCCCCAAGAAGTCAAAGACGCCATCGAGCAGTCAAACAGGGGCCAGCCTGTCACGCCTGCCGTCATCCGGGACATGCGCGAATTAATCGCCATGACCGCAGCACAGCAGTACGAGGCGCTCAAGCTCTACGAGCCGCTCCCGTTCCAGGAACAATTCCATGCCTGCCGCGCCCCCGAATTGATACTATCCAAAGGTAACCGTGTTGGGGGTCCACAGCCGATCGACGAGCCAGTGCTCACTCCTGACGGGTGGACAAAAATAGGCGACCTTGGAGTTGGCGATACGGTCATCGGTGGAGACGGAAGGCGATGCACCGTGACTGGCATCCAGGAGCAGGGGTGGCTGCCAATCTTCCAGTTGACATTCGACGATGGCGCAACGACAAGATGTGCCGAGAACCACTTCTGGCGATGCAAGCTGACCAAGACGGAACGATTTAGGTCTCACCCGTACTACAAGGGCGACGACTACTGGGGATTGTATTCTCTTCGTGAAATACGGGAGCACGGCGGCGACGACCCAGCACCGAAGGATCGCGCTGTCATCCCGACTGCGTGTGTTGAGTACGGAGAATTTTCGGTTCCGATCCCGCCATACACCCTTGGTGTACTGATTGGCGATGGAGCAATCGGCCATGTTCATCTCGGCGGGTCGAGCACGTTTACGGGAGCCGACATTGAAATAGCAGAGCGTGTTGAATCAGAACTGCCGGATGGCATGGAGATCACGGTCAATCATTCCGGGTATCAAGGCGAGGCGTTCTGCTTCAGGCTATCAAAGGCAAAGCTCCAAACCAATCCAATCGCAAGGGGACTGAAACAATTGTCGCTTGCTGGAAAGAAGTCTGAAACGAAGTTCATTCCAGACGACTACATGCTCAACTCAGTCAAGGTCAGGACTGAACTGCTTCAAGGCTTGATGGATACGGACGGGTATTGCAGCGAAGAAAGTGGTGAACCGCAGTTCTACACATGCTCGCCGCAGTTGGCAGATGATGTCGTTGCTCTTGTGCGATCGCTTGGTGGCAAGGCTAGGCTTCACTGGAAAGAGACGTTCATCACTAGCAAGAACAAAAAGCGAGGTTCGCCAGGAAATCGAAAGCACGACTCCGATAATCCAGATGCGTGCTGCGAAGAAAAGAAGCGATGCTTGAACATGGCGGTTGTTCATATCACGCTTCCGCCTGATTTCCAGGTATTCGGCCTGAAGCGGAAACAAGACAGGCGTGCTGCATTTTTGGGTTCAGTCACGTCAGGAAGAGTCCTTGAGAAAATCCGCCCGTGCGGAAACGCTCCGTGTGTGTGCATCCAGGTTGACTCGCCGGACAATACATACGTCACAAAGGACTTCATTGTCACGCACAATTCTCTAACGGGCTTCGCAGAGGTAGCCCGTGCGGTGACATGCCAGGACATTTACGGCAAGTACCCATCCACGGGGACGGCGGTTTGCCTGGGGTACGGCGAGGGGCACATTGGTCGCGTGATCCACCGCTACCTGTTCCGCTGGGGTGCGTTCAAGATCATCCGTGACCTGGAGACGAAGCAGTGGCGAACGTACCATCCGTGGCCCGCGTCGAGTATCCGGCTCGGGAAGGCGGGAGACCTGGAGCGTGCCGACGAGGCCCGGTCGTCGCCACCGCTGATCCCTAAGCGATTCATCGACGGCAAGATCGCCTGGACCAAGCGGAGCGAGTACGTCTTCAGTTACGTCAAGTTCGTCACCGGATGGGAGATGTATGCCTTTAACTCCGCTGGCGAGCCGGAACACGCCCAAGGGTTCCAGTGCGATCTGGTCCATGTCGATGAAGACGTGGCGATGTCTGGCTGGATTCTGGAGTTGTCGAACCGGCTCCGCGACCGGAAGGGGAAGCTCCGTTGGACGGCGATGCCGCACAACGAGGTCGATGACCTGTACATGATGATCGAGCGCGCCGAGGAAGAAGAAGGCAGCGCGGCCCCCAGAACGGTCGTCATCTACGCCAGTATCGACGAGTGCCCCTACGTCGAAGACTCGGAGCGGGAGGAACAGCGGCGCATCGCCCGATCCTACGGCGAAGAAGAATACGCCAGGCGCACGGACGGACGCCTGATCCGTGGCAGTGCCCTGATGTACCCGTCATTCGACGAGCGGACGCACTGGGCGCTGCCGGTGAATCCACCAGAGGGCTTCGAGCCGTGTCTGGTCCAACTGGAACTGATGCGGTCTGGCGGCGTTCCCCCGAACGACTGGACCCGGTACTTCTCGTTCGACCCCGGCTGGGGGACTGCTGCGGGCGTGTTCATCGCCGTGCCGCCACCGGCCAAGTTCGGGAACTACGCCGTGGTGTACGACGAAATCTACATCCACAAGGCCACGGCGTCGATCTTCGCCAAAGAACTACGGAAGCACATGCTGGACCAGACAATCTGGGAGTTCATCTTCGACTTCCAGGGCGGTCGCCTGCGCGGGATCGCCAGCGGGGAACTGCCGCTGGAAACCTACGAGCGGGAGTTCAAGGCCAACGGGCTGTCCTGCGTCATGCGCCAGAACCACTTCACCCCCGGCTGCGACGTAATCGAAGCCAGGGAACTTGCCATGCGAGAGGCGCTTGAGGTAAGATCAAGTGGATCGAGACTCGAAGTTGGATACCCGAAACTCCTGATCGTCATGGAAAAATGCCCGAATCTCGTCCGCGAGATCAAGGCGTTCAAGCGGAAGAAGGTGCGGGACGCGGCTGGCAGGCAGCAGATGCTTGACACCGGGAACCGCAGGAACAAGCCGGTCCACGCCCTGGAAAGCTGCGAGATGGCCATTGGCAACAACATCCAGTGGCACGAGGCCAGACCGGGTGCCATGCTGCCTGGCGGGATTGACTTGGTTCGCAAGATGCACGCCGACTTCCACAACCGGATCGACAGCGCCTCGATGATGTCCGGTGGCGGCGGGATCAATCTGGGAGCGAGAGGCTCGTCCTACACGTAGTTGCTGTTACGATAACCCCAAGAGCGAAGGAAGGTTGTATGCCGATTGAAGCCGATGCTGGAATGGTGATTGCCGAGATGGAAAACCGTCGCGGCAGTTTGAACGAAGGCCGCAAGAGCATGTTGGAGATGGCACCCCTGCTGTCCCAGTACAAGATGCCGCCGACACGGGTGGGATCGTCGGTCGTCTGGTATCGCCATGCGTCTCGGTCGTCTCGCCCGGCCCTGGGCTTCGTGGCGAGGTATTCCGTGGACAGCCAGAACATCGACATCCTGATCCCCACCGAGGGCGATGCCGTCGAATCCGTGCCACACATCAGCGACCCGCGAATCGAACTGGGCTTCGAGCACAGCAGCAGCGGCGCGTGGGACTACACGGACGAGCACAAGGAAAACGCCCAGCTTCGCCAAGAGATCGAGGAACGGGTCGCCAAACTGGAGAGCAAGTTCAACGCGATCAGCGGCAAACTGAACAAAGCCACCTAACTTAGGGATGGGCATTCCAAATGGAATGCCCCTTCCCCGTTGGTTGGGTTTTCGTAGGAGGGCATCTTGTGGAAGACACGTCACGGTATCCGCTGGCTGGGATTTGCGACCAATGGCGGGAGTTGATCCAGAAGGCGGCGAAGCAGGGGTGGGAGCAGTTCCACCAGTACGCCCACGAGACGTACCAGTTCTTCGATGGCCCTCCGAACTTCATGTGGAACGACGAGTACGCCTACAATCAGGCGACGGGGTTCCTGAACCGTGACGGCGGCATCCGGCTGCCGACATTCAAGGTGTCGATCAACAAGATCAGTGACGCGGTGGATTTGTACGGCCCGTCGCTGATGCACCGCTACCCGCAGGTGATGGTCACGCCGAACTATCCCACGGAGGTCTCGCCGGAATCCCTGGGAATCGACCTGAGCGATCCGCAGGGTGCGATGCAGTACCTTCAGGTGGCCCAGAGCCGGGCGGCGACGATGAAGGTCCGTGATACCACGGCCCAAATCGCACAGGACTGCCTGAACTGGTTCCAGATCGCAGGCCACAAGAAGGATCATGCCCGCAACGCCATCACGGATGCGATCGTGTCCGGCCTGGGCTGCGGGTACACCAAGATTTACCGGCCACGCGGGAGCGGGATACGTTTCCCTGTGACGGAGTTCGTCGCCTCCCACCGGATCATCAAAGACCCGGACGCCACGACGCACAGCGAGGTGCTCTGGATCGCGATCGAGTGCATCGAGCCGGTGAATCTGGTCGAGGACGAGTACAACCTGCCGCCTGGCACGCTCAAGGGGAAGTTCCAGAGCAGCCAGAGCAGTTCGACCAAGCGTGGGCTGCAAGACGCCAAGAACAACAGGAAGCAGTCAGAATCATGGGACTTGATCCGGTACTGGAAAATCTTCTCGAAGAATGGTGCCGGGACGAAGCTCAAGACGGCGAACAAAGTCCCGGAGGAAGTCAGGCAACTCGTCGAATCCTTCGGGGATTTCTGCTATCTGGCCGTAGCCGAGGATGTGCCGTATCCGCTGAACCTGCCGACCGAACTCCTGATGAACGGGGAGCTTGACGACATCCAGATGGCGATGTCCTGGCCCACGCCGTTTCACCGGGACAGCGGGAGCGGCAAGGACTGGCCGATCACGGAGTTGTACTTCAAGGAGAACCCTCGATCGAAGTGGCCTCCGTCGATCTTCAAGCACCTGCTCGGGGAGATCCGGTTCGTGAACTGGGTGTTTTCGTTCATGGCCGATAAGGTGGCCCTGTCTGCAACGGACTACCTGGGGGTAATGAAGTCAGCCGCCGAAAACATCCAGGAGCAGTTGCGGTCCCAGCGCGGCCCGTTCCAGTTCATTGAGATCGACTCGGCGATGGGCCGGAAACTGGACGAACTGATCCATTTCCTCGATCGACCCCAGTTCGACACGAAGTTGTGGGACATCGTGCAGAAGGTCATCGACGAGATCGAGCGAGGCTCCGGCGTGACGGACCTGCTGTACGGGATGCAGCCGCGTCAGATGCGGTCTGCCGAGGAAGCCCGCGTGCTGGGCGAGAACAGCACGATCCGCCCGGACGAGATGGCCGAGAAGTGCGACGAGTGGTACAGCATGGCGGCTGGCAAGGAGTGGCAGGCGGCGATCTGGCACCTGAACCAGGATGACATCGCCCCGGTTGTCGGCGAGGCAGCGGCCTACGTCTTCGCGTCCCAGATCGTCGTCCAGCCGTTCGAGACCTTCGCGCGGGACTACAACTACGCCGTGCTCGCCGACTCAGCACGCAAGCCGGACAGGGCCACACGCAAAGCCGCCCTCCAAGAGTTCGGCCAAGTCGCCATGCCGATGATGATGCAACTCGCCCAGAGCGGGGTGATGAACCCGTACAACGCCTGGGTCGAGGAATTCGCTAAAAGCATCCGTTTGTCCGACTGGGAGAAGTTCACGGTCCCGAACGAGGACATTCAGCAGGCAATGCAGACGGTGGCTCAGCAGCAAGCGGAGGCCCAGGCGGCGGCGCAGGGCGGCGGGGAGCGGCAGCCGCCGTCCGGGCCTTCCCCGGAGGAGCAGGCTGCGGAACGCGAGATGGCCAACCAGCAGGAGTTGCAGCACCGGCAGGCCATCCACGAGCAGAAGCTCGCCCAGGACGCACAGATGGCCCTCCTGAAGCTCCAAGCCCAGGGTGCCAAGGAATCCGTCGCGATCGAGGTGAACAAGCAGCATGCGGCCCAGCAGCTTGCGCAATCGGAAAGCGGGGCACGGCTCAAGATCGCCCAAGCCGCGATGATGATGCAGGCGAAACATCAGGCTCCGGCGAATCAGACACAAAGGTCCAGATAGAATTTCGGGAATTTTCCAGAATTCGTTTGACAGGGGTTTTTTCGTAGGCTAGGATTTGGAAAGTGATCGGCCTCTAACTCAACCTTGCTGGGCGAGATCGCGGTCGAAAGCTCTGGCTCCTCTGCCAGTGGTGCTGTTTAGCTTGAATTTGGGCACAAGGGGCGTGAATAGCAGGTGAGTGACGTTACAACCCCTGATCTGATTGTGCGGTACTAAACTCCCGGTTGCCGGGAAGATTACCGGCAGCCATGAAAACGACCGGACGTCACGACATCGTCCGTTTACCAACTGTCATCATTGAATACCTGAGACATCACGATACAATTTGACACACGTCTCAGCGTGTTCCTTGTTGACAGTGCGGGGCGTCGGTAGTCGTGAACCGACGCCCCCTCTTTTTTTATCAACAAGGAATGACGATTATGTGTTCAACCTGTCCACCGATCATCATCGGGAAAGAGTCCGGCAGCAAGATCATTTGGCATCGCCCGGACTGTCTCAACTGGTCATGCGACGAGTGTAGGCCCAAGCGTGAGGCCATGTGGATTGAGCAGATGACCATGAACTGGTCAGGGTTATCCACGATCTACTTCGACGTGATCGAATCCGATGCCTGGGAAGCGTACCGTAAGAAGGTCATTCGTCGCGGCGGAAGGTACGCAAAGGTCATCGGACTCGACGGAATCTTCTATGTCTTCACCGACGTTCAGGTCGGCGCATCGGTCAACCTGTCAGTAGACAAGGCGATCGAGAAGTTCGGTTGGTGCATCAAGAGCGCCAAGGCACCGAAGGGCAGGAGCGGTGGTCACGTTGTCGCCACAAGCCGGTCGTGGAAACTGCTCAAGGCGATCAAACTATTCGACGATTTCGAGCGGATCGCCGTTGGCGTCGAGAAGAAGGAAGTCGAGCGCGTACTTGACGAACTCGGTCAGGCGCACGAGACGAAGCAGTTCAGCGAGCATGTGAAGGTTGACGCACTCGTGTCGGTCTTGGACTCACCAAAGACCTACCAGACGTTCAAGGCGAAAATTGAGGAAATCGTTCTGGCTAAGAAGGTTAGGGCGTCGCGTCCAATTTTCTATAGTCCTGAAGGTCTTTGTCTGGATTCGATTCCGTACACGACGAAAAAGGAACGCGGAAATGACGGTCAGACTTCGATGGAAAGGGAACATCGACGCTCAGAGGCGGGCAGATGCGGCGTTTGCTAGACTGAAGCCAAAGCGTAATCCAACAAAGAGCCGCAAGAAGTCCAAGAAAGCACGGGGCCAGCGGCGATGGCACCGCGAGTCATTCACTGGTACGTACACCGAGTACATGAAGTCTGTGCAGTGGAAAGAAAAGAAGGCCGTGGTGTATGCCTACTACGGTCGCAAGTGCTCTGACTGCGGATCGGCGGAGAATCTTGAGGTTCACCACCTCAGTTACAAGCGGCTTGGGTCCGAGCGAATGAAAGACCTTCAGGTGCTTTGTGCGGCGTGCCACCGAATCAGGCACGAGGACAAGCCGGGCGTCGTGACGATCGACTACATGAGTCAGCAGTTCCAAGAGATGTTCGGATGAACGACCTGAACTCCATCGGCACGTTCGTTGTGCGAGACTACGATCCATGTCTGTACGGTTTCCCGCGTGGGACGCTGTGGCCGATCACGGTTGAAGACGCTCAGGCGGGGCGACACC